CCTAGTGGAGTATTAAACTCCACGCCCGGCTAATGTAGCCGGGATCCAACGGCGTTTTATTGCAACTACGCCGTGAAGTGCAGAACGCTCTAAATGGAGAACATCCCGTTGAGCCAGAGAGTCAGTTAGGCTCTCAAGCTTTAAGAGAGATTTCCAAAGAGCACCGAAACCACTCAGTCTGTCAGTGCGAAAGGCTGAGTCCGTCACCCAGCACCTTATTTCTAGGCGCTGTAATTTCCTATTAAACCTCTTTCGAGGTGAGGAGGTGTACGGTAAGTAACGGCCCAATGCGGGGCTTGTCTCAGCAACCCAGGGTAGCATCCCCAGGATGCGCTCCACCTTTGAAAAGAGGAGCTGAGATACTCGATACCAACCACGTTTAGAAAAGTGATTGGCGGTCGAGACAAATGAAACAAGGTTCCCACACTGCTGTCTATTCTCAGGTGGCGCCGTATTTATGTAGAGTGGTGTTACATCACTCCCACAAAACGCGTCCACACCACAAGACTCCCTAAACTTTCCAGAATAGAAAGTCTTGTTGGTATTCACCTTACAATTGTATTTTCGTAGGTGATCGAGAACGACCAACGCAACGTCCGAGGGAACAAGTATATCATCCCCGTAGACGTAGACGTCGCGAGAAACGGTTTTAACGTTCTTGCGACTTACAGGAAGGTTGTGATACCGAAGTAAGGCGACTACACAAATAGTGTAGAAATACATCGCCTCTATCGGAAAACACAGAGCGCTACCCATTGAGGCAAATTTGCGAAGTGGAATAATTTCACCACTCGGCATTTGAGCCTTCGTCGAACGACATGCGCAGATCGCGTCGAGTAAATCCCGATTCGAACTGAACATCTTGAGCGCATAACCGATTGGTACACGGTCACTCGCTTCAGAGAGATCGATCGTTGCTAACCGACCGTCGTAAGAAGAGATCAAGGCCAACCTCTGATTGATAGACTGGTCACTAAAATTGACGTGACCGCCTGCCAACTCAGACGACTCGATGGCGCGTATTAAAGCGCCGGAAATCGCTTGCTGCGTGTATTGCATGCAACAGGGTTCAATGGCTATGATCCTGGGACTTTTCAACGTCTTTGGGACCGTGATGACCCTAACGGGTTGTTCATCGGCCTCATGCACAATCGAAACGTTCTTGAGCTCCTCTGACGCAGTCCAACCCTCCAGGCATGACGCCGGGAGAGCTGTTCCAAGTAGAGGGAAATAAGGCTCAAGACGAGAGTGCCAGCGACGCCAGACGTACTTACCGTTTCCGGAAATACGTTCGGCAGTCTGTCCGGGACCATGCTTTGGGACCATATCATCAAGGCGTAAGCCAAAAATGGTGTTATCCCAGAGCACAGCTGAGACAAGTTCGAAGAACCTGTCATCAGCCTTCGGTAACGGGAAGACGTTAAAAGCGCGTTCATTTTCGATGAAACTCTCCAGCGCTTTTGCATCCCTTTCGGGAGTGCAAGGGAACTTGATCTTTTTGAAAGCAAGGCAAATCTGCCTAACGCTAGCAACAGAACGAGTAACACGCTGGGGAGTAGTAGATCTATAAACATCATCGTTAATCCTTCCTGTCTCAGTGTCGAAAATCACGCCGACCATGTCCTGCAGAAATGCGGGGATCGGTCCAGACTTCCGAAATTGTTTGAAGTCTGCTGCGGCTACGAATCCTTTATCGAGACATCTTTCAAAGTCTCGACAAAAGGTAGGGAGGGTAATCGTTAAAAACGACAACCCTTCATTTTCGACGCGTGACCTTATCGTTTTTAGGTCACGCTCTGAGACCGAAGCGTTGCAATGGGTGCAGGCGTCTAAATAAATCGCCTGCATGACTTCTAAAAGGTCTGTTATGTGGCTTTTCATGATCCCGCCTTTCAGCGGAGGTCATTCCAGCCTCATGACAGCGACCCGGTCAAACAAACAATCTATTGACAGATGGACGAACGGGTTAGACCCGAACGTTTTTCTTCTTTGCACTTTCAGTCGTCGAAGGCTTGATTTTCTTCGCCGACCGATTCGAGGGACTCGTCTGCTTGACGTGCAATGCCTCGGCAATAGCCAAGGTCTGCTTTGTCAAGGATATGAGTTTCTTTAAGTTCATTGAAGTTCTCCTTTGTACATGGTTTCAAAGTCAACCGGATTGTGATATCAGCGGAATGAGCGTCAACGGTGTCAAAAGACACTGAAGGAAACTCAAAACGCGGATTCAATAATGAAAGTGCATCGAGAAGGTGGTTGAAGGAATGGTCAATAAAGGCCATCTCCAAGTCACCAATTTCGGTCCACAGTTCATAATCCATAGACTAAGACTCCTGTCCGAAGATTTTACCAACCATCGTGGTATCAAACCACGTCTTGAAGCCTGCCCACATCTGATCAGTCTCGGTGCTGGTATAACCAGCCTCGGGACGATCGATCTGGACGGACCAGATAAGGAATTCGTAGTCGTTCACCGCTGTTAGCGGGTCGGCCACGACCTTCCTCTGGGTAAACCCAACTCTCGAGACGACGCGAGCTTTTTTGTCGCGCCGCACTGAGCGATGGGAAACATCAAGACTAAAAGTCTGATCACTCATCTGATAAAGAGAGTGACGCCCCTCGTTTAAAACGCGAGGCATAGACTTTGCTACCGCATTAACGGTAATAGATTGTGGGTCGGCTAACGCCATAAGGTAACCTCCGAAATCATATCGAGTGTTGCCCGCGGTATTGTGGACCTTACTCAAGGGACCTTCAATCGTTTAACCGCGAGAGATAAATCCCAGGTTGTTACGGGTTATCCCGATTGCACCAAGGATTGCATATTGACGTGCGGACAAATTGTCCCACGTCAGGTCAAATCCATATGGACTGTCTGCCACCTTCCGCTGTTTCGTCTCAAGGGTTCTAACCCATTGATACGTGCGGGGTCCAGACCAAGCGTTAAGCACTGATGTTTTTGTGACATAACGTTTGATGGACTTCATGATGTACAGATATCTGGACACAATACCGTCTGTGATAAACTCATCATGGTGTTCAATGAACTTTCCAACCTGAGTAAACCAGTCAACGGCCCATGACCAGGGAGTAATCTTCCAGAGAACGGTCGGATTGATCCGAAGGCCATATAGCGTCAAACGACGTTGCATGGCACCCCACGCAGACTGAGCGTCTTCGCGGGTTAGATCAAATTCCGGGCGATAATACTTAAAGGAACCAGTGGCCCACACACGGACAGTTTTATGCTCCGTGATGGTACACGACCCTTTAGTAGTAAAGCCATTAAAGGAGAAGTCTCGTAAGGCACCGGCCAGACGAAAGTCTGAAGAACTCGGCATAGTAGCCGATCCGGGGCCCTTAAAGATCTCTCCGATAGTTTCCGTTTCTTCGAGGACACGAGTGCGCCTCATCCAAGTATTATTGTCCTTAATTGTCTGGGCAATGTACTCGTTCGACCACCAGAACAGCTTTCCAAGCTGTATCAGGTCGCCGATAAAGGGCGCCCAACCGAATTCGTGATTCAAGAAATTCTCTGCAACCAAATTAGGATGCATAAGAATTGTCGATCTGGAGCCGCCATAAGCTCGCCAAGTATCAGCGAACAAATTGGCGGTAGTCTCCAGCTGACCGGGCAGGTCCTTAAGTTCATAAATGAACTGGGCCAAGCTCGCTCTTGTCACTTTGGGCTTGAGGTAATCCCAAGCTTTCGTGTCATACCCGGTTAGTGATGGGATGCCTTGGAACAAGTACTGACTCGTTGAGTCGTTCGTCCAAGTGCCATCGTCAGCGACGATCCCGTTATACTCATCTCGCGATAACCCGCCAAAGGCGGGATTCCCGATAGAGGAGAACGTGGTTCCAATCACTGATGCGTGCGGAAGAACATAGTTCAAACTGCAAAACGGACCCCCAGACATATAGGGCGGACCGGGATTTAAAACATCCCAAGTCCTCTTTAGTGACTGAGAGTTCGATGGCGAACCGGTCGACAAGATATTATCCGTCGACGAGAGATTCCCGCTGGAATTGTAATGCTTTAACTTTCCCAGCAAGGAACCCGCGGTGACCTTTGGCCCACGTTGAAAAACGGAGTCATTGACCAATTCGCGGTATCTCAGGGGCGAGGTTTTTACCTGATAGGGCCGTTTCTTCTTGCGCCATTTACGGCGTTTAGACGGAACGGGCTTGCAAGTTAAGACCACGCGTCCGCCACGCTTAGAAGTGTATAAAGATAACACTCCGAAGCAAGGGTGACCGTGGACAGCCTCGTATTCCTGTTGCCAAGCAGGTTCTTCTGTAACATCTCGGAAAGATCCGGGCATAGATTAACCTCCAATGAAGTTGAGAGCTAAAGTAACGCTTCAGCTCAAGGCCCCCCGGAAG